GAAGATGGGCTATGACCTACTCAGCCGAACCAGGCCACATCGAATCGTTCCGCGATGCGACTACCAATCACGAAAAAATGCGTGGGTCTATGTACGTCACCTTTCAGTGCCGTGACTGCGGAAGGTTTAAGTCGTCATCTGGACGCAAGCCCATTGGCGCAAAGGCTGATGGTTATCGCTGCGCTGAGTGCCACACCAAAAAATCAGAGAAGTCTGCTGCTGTGAGTGCGGACGTGAAAACGGCAGCGTCATCGGTGCGCTAACACCTCGGCTGCCGTCAAATCCTACGGGAGTAAGTATGCAACAAAATGAACGAATCGTCACCTATGACGAATTCCTAAAGGGTAAGGAAGTCAAGGCGCCGCTCCGTGGTATGGATGATGTTCCTAGCTTGGGAAATCATCTTTTTCCACATCAGCGCGACACGGTTGTTTTCCTGCTGCGTGCTGGCCGTGGTGCTGCGTTCCTCGATACCGGCATGGGAAAGACCGCCGTAGAACTTGAATACGGACGTGTGGTAGTCGAGGAAACTAACAGGCCTGTTCTTATGCTGGCGCCTCTTGCTGTAGGGAAACAGCACAAACGAGAGGCAGATCGTTTTAGCGTTGATGCAAAAGTTATTCGCGACCCATCGGAAATTGACGGAGCGCGTATCTACATCACGAATTATGAACGAATTCATCTGTTTGATCGTGATTCATTCTCCGGGTTGATTCTTGACGAGTCTAGCGTCGTCAAATCTTTCACCGGCAAGACTTCACGCGCTCTGATTGAGTTCGGCGCAAACATGCAATGGAAACTTCCTGCCACTGCAACGCCAGCGCCTAACGATCACATGGAACTCGGTCAGCATTCGCAGTTCGTCGGTGCGATGACTTCATCGGAGATGCTATCCAGATGGTTTATTGCTGACCAGACTGAGATGGGACGGTATCGCCTGAAGAGACACGGCATCAAGCCATTTTGGAGTTGGGTTGCATCTTGGGCGCGATGCGTCGGTAAGCCATCCGACCTTGGTTATTCGGATGACGGTTTTGACCTGCCGCCGCTTGAAATAATCAAGCATGTCGTTGAAACCGATATGACGCAAGGGGCGGATGGGATGCTGTTCCGCAGTCCTGACTGCTCAGCTACGTCGATCCACAAGGAAAAGCGAATCACCTCAGGCGTCCGTGCTGACAAAATTGCTGAGTTAGTCAATGCCGAACCAGACGAGGCTTGGATGATCTGGGTCGAAACAGACTATGACGCCGATTCAATCATGGCACGCCTGCCTGAAGCGGTTGAAGTTCGTGGAACGATGACGCCGGAAATGAAAGAGGAACGGCTTGACGCTTTCACGCGTGGCGAGATTCGCGTCCTGGTTAGTAAGCCATCTATTGCCGGATTCGGTCTGAACTGGCAGCACTGCGCCCGCACTGCATTCGTCGGTCTGTCTTTCTCCTACGAGATGTTCTATCAAGCAATCCGCCGTTTCTGGCGGTTCGGTCAAAAGCGGCCTGTCATGTGCCATATCGCTTTGGCTGAAACAGAAACCGCTATCTGGAACACGATCCAGCGCAAGAAAGAAGATCACGAACGCATGAAGGTAGAGATGTTTGAAGCCATGCGCAGAGAAGTGATTACAAAAACCGTCAAAAACGCATACGAGGGCCAGATGATAGCAAAGCTACCGGCCTGGTTGAACTGAGGGGAAAACCATGAAAAACGTCATTGAACAAGATCACGGCAATAACTTCTCTGCCTATAACTCTGACTGCGTGAAATTCGCGCAATCGCTGCCTGACAACTCGATTGATTTCTCTGTCTATTCGCCGCCGTTTTCTTCACTGTATGTCTATTCCGAGTCTGTGGCAGACATGGGTAATGTCGCCACTGACAAGGAATTCATTGACCAGTACCGCTATCTGGTCCGTGAAAAGTACCGCGCATTGCGTCCTGGTCGCCTGACGGCGATTCACGTAAAGGATCTGGTTTATTACCAGAACGCCAGTGCTGACGGATCGTCTGGAATTCGTCCATTTTCTGACCAATGCACTCAACTGCATCTCGAAGAAGGATTTACGTTCCATTGCCGGATTACGATTTTCCGCGATCCGGTACTTGAACGCGCAAAGACAAATGCACACGGACTGCTATGGAAAACATTCCAGAAAGACGCTTCGTTTTGCCGTGTCGGGATGCCTGAATATCTGCTTGTTTTCCGCAAGTGGGCGAAAGAAGGCGAAGAAGAGTTAGTTCGCCCGGTAGATCATCCGAAGGGAATTGTTCCGCTTGAGGCCTGGCAGGAACTTGCCAGTCCGGTCTGGAATTACCAGCCGAAGCAATCGGGCCGTGGTGATTTAGACATGCCTTCTACGGATGTGTTGAACGCCAAGATTGCCCGCGATCCTGACGCCGAAAAGCACCTTTGTCCGATGCCTTTGAATATCACCAGGAAGGCGCTGTCGCTCTGGACGAATGAAGGTGACGTGGTATTCAGCCCGTTTATGGGAATCGGCTCTGAGGGCGTTTCCAGCCTATCCATGAACCGTAAATTTATAGGGACGGAATTGCATCCGGCCTATTACCAGCAAGCTATCAAAAACCTTATTGAGTCTGAGCGTTCCGGCGTGCAAACAAGCCTGTTCGATCTGCTTGAATTGGACGCTGCGTAATGGCAGGCGACTGGATCAAGATGCGCAGCAACCTTTGGGACGACCCGAGGGTTGCAAAAATGTGCGATCTGACCAATGCAGGCGAAGCTGCAATCGTTGGTGGATTGTATTGGCTATGGGCATCTGCTGACCAGCATAGCGAAGACGGGATCATGGTTGGATTGACTCTTCGCGCCATAGATCGAAAGACCGGAGTTGCTGGCTTTGGAGATGCGCTTGTTGCTTCAGGGTGGCTTGCCGATCATCCTGAAGGCGTGCGAATTGTCCGCTTTGAAGAACATAACGGAAGGTCTGCAAAGCGCAGATGTTCCGAGTCTGTCCGCAAAATGTCCGCACGCGATGCGGACAAAACAAAGACACATTGCGGAATAGATGCGGACGAATTGCAGCAATCGTGCGCACCTAGAGAAAGAGAAGAGAAAGAGAATAAAAAACAAGATCAAAAACAAAAGACCGACCGCGCTCCGCGCTTCGATGCGCAAGCGCATCTCGTCAGCATCGGCATTGATCCGGTCATAGCATCGGATTGGGTCAGCCATCGCAAAACACTGAAGGCTACGCCAAGCCTGACGGCCATTGACGGCATAGCAACGGAAGCCGATAGAGCAGGAATAAGCCTATCCGCTGCGCTTGCGATGTGCTGCCAACGTGGCTGGCGCGGATTCAAAGCCGGCTGGATTGCTGATGATAACCAGCGCAACGGAAAGACTCAGCACCAACTCAACCAGGAAGCGACGACCCGCGCCATCTTCGGCAATCCATCCGAGTTCGCTTTCACTGAAAAACTCATTTCAGGCGAGGTGATTTCGTGAGACTACCTGACAACTGGGTGAATAAAATCGTCCTCGAATTGCAGGGTATATACGGCCAGCAATTCACCGGCAAGTATTCCAAGATCGAATCCGGTACTGACGTTGGAATTGCCAACTTCAAGGAATCGCTTGCTACCCGATTGTGTGGATTCCGTGACCATCCGGAGGCCATCGGCTACGCGCTGAAGAACCTGCCAACAACACACTGCCCGAACGTGTTGGAGTTTCAGGCCATTGCCAATCTTGCGCCGAAAAAAGATGTGCCATCGATTGAATACAAGCCGACCGCCGAAGACATTGAGCGCAATCGCAGGATGGCAGAGAAGGCGACCAAGGCAATAACCAATCACGTTGATCCAATGCATTGCTGGCGCCGTCCGAAGTCGCAGATTGTTGCGGATTACTTGTTTGATGCGCACAAAAACCCGTCAAGGTTTCGTCAGCTTTCCGAGATATTCGACAAGCACGTTGCAAACGAAGTTATTTCACCGGAAGGCAAATTACTGCACAAGTGGAACGGACTCGGGTGGCAAAAAGCATGAGAACTGAACCTATTGAACTAAGACACGTTTCCGATATGTCCGCATTTGAGCGTTTTGTTGTGCGGCAGATATGTTGGTGGTTTGGATGCGCTCCGCACCCGCAAGACACTGCGCCTCCGGATGAACTGGAGTGCATGCACTGCGGAATGAACGTTCCTTATAGCGACATGGTTGGAGATACGCGACACAACAGGACGATTGGATGGTTGCGCTACTGGCTGTGGAGGCGCTGGATACCGGCAAAGTGCTATGCGTGTGGTGCGCGATTTGGACACCGTGAA